GAATGTACGATATGTTCCGTATTCTCCAGCAACAGTAACGAATCTTTTACCACGTGTAACACCTGTTCTTTGTTTGAAAACTATTTTTTCTCCAACATTAACATGTTGAACTTCAGCGAATGAACCAAATTGAGCGATTACTTTTTTAGGAACAACTACGTTAGCGATTTCTTCGATTAATTGGAATAATACGTTTTTATTAGCTCTGTAATAAGAATAGTTATTGAATTCTTTTAAAGCATCTCTAAGAGTTTCGTTAACGTCAGCTAGGCTGTATTCTGCTGGAATATTTTCTTTAGTTGCAGCAGCAATACCTAATTCTATTAATTTACTTAATTCCATAGTTTTGTCCCTCCTTACGCGATAACTCTATAAGTAGCACCTAAAGTGTTAGCAGGAACTGTGTCCATAGCGCTACTTTCTATAACCATGATTTTATGATTACCGAATTCAAATGTTTTACCATTTTCTAATTTTTCAGTAATAATTCCTTTTCCGGCTTCAAAATCAAAGTTAGTAGTAAAGATATCTCCTGTAGTTAATTTGTATAATCTTGGTAAATAAGCTTCACCAAAAGTTTCGTAATCGTCATTTACTTGGTAAATAAAGTTTTCCATTCCGCTTCTTCCATCTTCATATCTACGAGGATTTGAGAAGTGTAAGTACATAGCGTCAACACATTCATCTGAATATTCTTTTACGATTGTGTTATCAGCAGCTTTTACGAATACGATTGCACCATTTTCTAATGAATAATCGTCTTCTGCAAAGTCTTCTCCTAATTTGCATTGAGCTTCGATTTCACCAGTTTTTCTACTAGCTACTTTATTTAATTCAGCTACAGCATATTTAGGACTTTTAGCTATAAAGTTTGCCATATAAATGTACCTCCTAATTATTTATTTGCCTTGTGGCGTTTTACTAAATCCCAGGCACTATTTCCTAAATTGTTATCTGCAATATTAATATTTAGACTAAAATTAGAATCTGTGTCTGTAGTTTCAGTTTCTTCTTCAGCAGATAATTGTTCAACTAATGCTTGACCTAGTTCATTCTTAATTTCATCAAGCGAACGTTCATCTACTTCGTTTGTTAATTTTTCAATTAACTCATCACTCTCTAATTTAGTAGAGAATTTGTTAATAATTTCTAATTTTTCTTTTTTAGTGTATTTGTTTAATGAACTCAAAGCGTCATTATACTTGTTTTCTAACGATTCGTATTTTGCTTTATAATCAGCTAACTCAGCCTCTAGAGCTGAATAATCCTTTTCTTTGTTGCAAGCATTTTCGCAAACACAAGGATTTTTTCCACATTCAGGACATACCTCTTCATCATCATCTTCTTCGTCGTCGTCATCGTCTTCTTTGTCTTTAGATGCGAATTCAGTACCTTCTGATGTTTCTTCTACAGTCTCTACAATTTCAGTCTCTTCAGCGTTTTCTTCTTCAGTTTCAACTGCAACTTCTTCAGTTTCAACTTCAGGTTCTACTGTTTCAGTAACTTCTGCTTCAGTTTCAACAACTTCAGCAGCTTCTTCTTCAACTGGATTAGTAGTAACTTCTGGTTCTACAATTTCAGCAATATTATCCATAATGTTTTTACCTCCTTCATTATTTTTTTGTGCTTCCTCAACGTACATTGCATAAGCGCTTACCATATTGCTAAATGCCGTAATAAATTGTGCATCTTCAAAACAAGGCTCAATGCCATCACCCAATACAGTAATGCCAGCAAATTCTGCGTAATTAATTCTGTAATAAGTATTGGCTCCCCTTCTTTCGAATGTTCCTTTAAGCGTTTGTGGATTTAGTTCCATAGATAAGTGTTTTTCATTCTTAAGAATGTCTTGGGCTTCTTCAAAACGTCCGTCCCAAATAACAACATCTACTTCTAGATATTCTTTTTCAGAACCGTCTTGTTTAACCCAGGCTGCATGTGGGTCCAATGGAATAAAACCAAAGGCACTAGGGTTTTCCTCATGTCCTTCAAAATCTCGTGTTTCATAATTAAAGGTTCCAATTACTGGTGTACCAGGAATTGTAGATGCTAATTGCTCAGCAACTTCTCCTTCAATTATAGAACGATTTCGATTTATTCCTTTGTAGAAGATACGAGCTCTTCCAATTGAGAAAGTACTATTGATTTTGTTAGGAGTACCTAATAAATCAACTGAAAAGGTTGCATACTTATGTAATTCGTTCATTGTAGCTCCCTCCTATAAACTCGCTTCCTTCGTTATAGTGGAATCTTCCTTCTCATTGTCGTCCAATTCTGGGCGTCCGTTCTTTTTCTCACTGGCTTCTTGTGCTTCTATATTGCCAGTCTTAGTTTGTCCATTAGCTCTAATGTCGGTTTTATTGCTCATGGTATGCGAACTTTGTAGGGGAACAAGTTTCGTATCTAAGTCTAGAACGTCATTTTCAAAAGCAGTAAGAGATTCAATATAACGTTGTTTAACTCCCAAAGCTACTTGAGGTACTATTTTTGAAAATCCATATTGAGCTCCCTCTAAATAACTTTTCATCATTTCCTCTCTATTCATATAGGACACGTCCAAAAATGAAAATACAAATTTGCTATTTTTTATAATCTTTTTACGACAAATATTGCCTAAATAGAAATTAAATCATACAGCAATTTGTTCACGTAACTTCCACATGAACATAGCATCTCTTTTTTGTGACTCCTTAAGTGTACCCGCTGTTGTAGCGTTAAATAATTCAGCAGATACGCCAGCGTTATCATAAAATTGGTCATAATAAGTTTGTAAGAATTCATAATTCTTTGTTGCATCTCCTGTTTCACCTAATGATAAAACATCAATTTCTTTGGCTAATGTTGTAATTGCATCAACATTATTTTTCTTAGCTGCAACAGCCTTTAAGTTTTTATGGAATTCTGCGGCTAACTCTAAATCAATTTCAGGATTACCTTCTTTATCAATGTCAATTAATTGCACTAGTAACTTTGTTAAGTTAGTTGCAATATAATCGTCTTTTAATGGTTCTAATTCTTCAATACGTGCAATTTCCTTAATCAAAAATGCAAATGGTGGTCTACCATCACTTGTCGTAAATGCTATACCATTTTCAACAGGAACTATAAACCATTGATTATCAAGTTTCCCACTTTTAAATTCTTTATAAGCTGCTCTCATAGCTTTTGGATATTGTTTTAACACTTCATCCATAGTAAGTAAATTATCTTTTGTCATTTCTGCCATGGCTGCATCTATAAATGTCAAATCTACAGCAAAAATATTAATAGCTGGTGTTCCAGCTGTTCCAATTATTTTACAATAATCGGTAGGTAATTTAATAGTTTTGTAATATGAAGTAGCTCCCTTTTTATATTCTTCATTATAATAATATGTTTCTCCTTCAATTAACATATCTAATAAAGCTTTACTAGTAAAATTCTCTACTTCAATATCTTCGTCTAAAGTTCTTAAGGCTGCATTATAATCTTTCATTAATTTCTTTTTATTAGGTTTCTTATCATCAAAGATAGGAGATATAATATAAGAATTATAATATATATAAGCAAAATATTCTAATATCCTTCTATATAAAGGATTAGCAAAATATATTCTTGAGAACTTTCTCCAAGACTTAACATCAGACAATGGTGTTTTTAAAATAAGTTCAGGTTTAATAGGAACAACTGGTCTGTGTCCATTTGTTAATATAGTGCCTTGTGGTATTTCAATAGTTCCATTATTAACTGGTGTACCCATCGCTTGGATTGATTTTCTAAATTCTGTTAAATAAGATTTAGAATAATTAGAAAATTTGTTTTTTTCTTCCACTTGTGTCACCTCCTAATTTAAAAAGTTAAATTGAGCTTTACTCCAGTCTCGATTGGCTTTTTTCCTTTCATCTTCTTCTATAAGGTTTATATAATATAAACCATAAGCAAAAGCTGAAACCAAGTCTTTTCGTACATGACTGTTAATACGAGTTAGCACAATAGTACTATTAGTATCCAAATTAGCTTTTAAATTAGATAATTGGTCTTGCAATTTAGTGGTTTGCGCATAAGGAATAAGTTTGTTAGCTTGTTGAACTGGGTTTAATTTATTCCAAGTTTTGTATTGACTAAAATATCTACGTGCTTGTCGCTCATTTAATAGTAGAGAAACACGTTTTAGACTCAAAATAATATGAACATTTGTATAAATTTCACTATTTAAGCCTCGATTTGCTTCAATTCCGAATAATTTTCGCACATTTCCACGTTTTTCTGTATTAGAATACTTAGTTTTATTTAAAAAACCATATGGACGATAATAAATACCATTTACTTCTTGTTCATCAATCATATAATCAGCAAGTCCGGCACCATTACCATTAATATCCATTACTATCGCTTTAAAGTCAAACTCTAAATCTAATTGCTTTAATATTGCAGCTTGGTCTCTAAAATGAGTGCCATTTAAAATCTTAATATTTACTAGATGAATTTTATAACGCTCACCTTCAGTATAAACTTTAAATACCATCGCAACAGTTTGGTCACCCTCAAATCTCGCAACGTCGACCGCACATACATAAAATCCTTTAAAATCTTTTTCCCTTTTAAATTCTGGTCTAATAAGGTTACGACACTTACTTATTTGAGTGTATGAATAATAACTATCCTCACTACCACCAGTCCAAACCGACATGTATTCACGCAAGAACGATTCGAGCTTGTAAGATGATGCCTGTAACTTATCTTTTACTTTATCAATAGATAAAAGCCCATGCATAACTGGTATTCTATAATCTCCTCCAAAGCAGAATGCTTTATCTGGTTCTAACGCCATATCTACTAATGTTTCCAATGTTCTATCATGCGCATAAGTCCCTTTATAACCAGCGGTTGTAATCATTGTTTGTGCAGCATGAGGTTCTGTTGGATTTAATAACCCTGCAACAGTTCTACGGTCAACGTTCATCAATGGGATAACTACTTCATTAACTGCATCTCCATCCATCATGGCAAACTCTTCAAGAGTACCTCAGTGTCTACGTCCACCACGTCCTGCATTACTAGTATTAACAATATCTATTTGGCTATCGTTTCGGAATTTAATTTCTGCATAATCTGAACCCATATTACCATATTTCTTTTTCATTTTATCTAAATCACTTATATTAAGTTCATTAACTAGAAAAGGAAAAAGTCGATAAATTTCATTTGTTTTTTCCTCAACAATTTGAGCTGCTTGTTTTTTTGTATCGGCACAAGTAAATCCTTTACTTCGTGGTTGCATAATTCCACGAATATTCATATCCAAGAAATCTAAAAACGATTTTGAATACGCACGAGGGAATGTTCCAGAAACCTCTCTAAAACGTATACATACCCTTAAAAATATCCTCTGATAAAAATATAATTTAAAGAATGAATCAGGTGGTGTAATTACGTCTACCAGATAATCGGGATATAAGGTAAATAATCTCACCATATCTTCAAATCATTGTCTATGCTCTTCCACATATTGTGGTGTAACAACAATTTGTTCCATATCATTTCTTTCTTGGAAAGTATTATAGTATTTATCTAATATATCATCAATACTATTTGAATTCATTTTCTACCTGTTGGAACATTTTTTCTAATTCTACTTCATTCATAGGGTCCTCGTATTCTATACCCTCTTCCTCTGATTCCGAATATAATTGGTCAATATCTTCGTCAGTTATTTCTGTACCAGCCTCAGTACTTAATTTTTTAGAATTATACATTTCATTAACCGTTTCGCTTGAATCGGTAAACAATCTACGAACATATTGTTGCATATTTTCAATAGTCTTATCAACTATATCACGGTTTTCTGTTATTTTGTAATTTAACAAGAATCCTGTTTTTTCCAGATAAGCAACTAATTCACTTAAACTTTCGATTGTGTTTTCATTTGATGAAGTTTGCGTGCTAATACCCAATTCTTTCATTAAAGAATTGTAACTTTGAAGAACCGTAGTCGCTTCTTTATTATCCCCTTCCGCAATACAATGGTCTGATATGGCAGATAGTTTAGCCAATTTTCTAACCATATCTCTACGTGCCTCGTCTTTAAAAGGATAATGACTTAATGTATGACGTTCATATTCCTCCATACGCATGTACTCTTCTAAAGTAAATCCATCAATATGCCCTCACTTTTTTCTTAAATACATAAGTAAATCTGAATGCATTGATGTTAATTCATCTAATACGCTATTATATTCTCTGCACTTCTCTCACATTTTATTATATTTAAACCAATCATTATCAACATATTTACCATTTGTCATTTCTTGACAATAATCAATAAGTAATGGTCCAAGTTTTTCATATTTCTTTTCCATTTCTAATCATTTATTAGCATCATATGGTAAATCTAAAAATTGACATAATTTATCTATAGACCCAAGGTCCTTTCTATCAATTTTTTTTGCTATACATTCAATACATGTATAACTCATTCCATTTATTCCATAAAGAGATGAATTAGAAGTAGGAAGAAACATGTCTAATTTTTGTTTTTTGCCACATTCTGGGCAAACTCTATATTGTTCATTCATGAATCTATCCCTCCTATATCTTAGTTGCTAACTTTGCAGCTTTTCTCATTTCTCTCTCTTTTCTTCTCTCCTCTTTTGCTATCTTATTATCATAAACGCAATCTTTACATAGCTCTTTAAAAGTACCATCTTGATATTTACCAAAATTTAACTCATGAGCATATAATTGTCTTCCACATTGAGGGCATATACGCCATTTAGTCATATTTTCTAAAGTACCATCAGGTCTATGTGTTTTTTCTTCCCACCATAAATAAGCTTGTTTAGCAATTTGCTTAGTAATATGTTGTTTCCAAATAGTACTTATATAATTAACACTATAACTTTTGCCACCAAGTCTTTCTAAATCACTAACAATCTGTTCATTTGGTATATGATTAATTTTTTCTTCTAAAATTAATTTATGTTCAGGAGAAAATCTAGTTCTACCAATTAACTCATCTAAGAAATTATACATATCTCACCAAGGATGAAATGGATTACCATCTGTTTTAGCTTTC